CAGCGTCAGGTAGAGCAGTTAAGTATCGACGTTAAGTGTGTGACTGATGTCATGACTAAATGGAAGGGTGCTGGTGTATTGTTACTAATACTAGGTGCTTCGTTTGGTTGGCTGGTAGATATTATTTTAGGCAGATGACAATTAAATGCTTGACTTTATTAGCAATATGTGCTACATTTCTCGTACAAGGATGTACCGCATTAGGTTTAGCTAAGGCTATAATGCCAGGTAAGTCAGGCACTAGTGTTAATGCTAATGCTCAGGTAGGTAAAGAAAATACACAGCAAGTAGTAGGTCAACAAGACAACACCAAGATCGAAGGTGAGAATGTTAATGTTAGTCAGAAGGAAAACGACAGCAGCATTAACACATCTAAAGTAGATAGCTTAATACAAAATAATACTAATGTGCCTATGTGGTACTTATTGTTGTTGGTATTAGGCTGGTTACTTCCTAGCCCACAAGAGATATGGACAGGGTTTGTCAACTCAATAGAAAGATTAATTCATGGCAAGAAGCGTAACAGCCGTAAAAACAAGAACAAACGATAGCGCAAAGGTTGATATGTATACTGTCCCAGCAAAGAACACTGCTGAGATACACATGCTTTATATCTTAGCTACTGCTGGTAATGAAGACGCAGACTTGTATTGGTACGATAGTCACACAACAACAGAGTACCCATTAGCTCACGCTAAATCATTACAGTCTACTAATGGTGAGTATTTATTATTAAAAGACTTACAAATAGACTTACAAGAAAACGATGTACTTAGAGTTAAGAACAGTGGTACATCAAGCACGATTACTTACATAGTTACTATGGAATTAAAACCATCATTAGCAACACAATTTCACTCATAGGAGATAGATATGTACGGATATAAACCCCCTAAACCTAGAAAGAAAACTAAACCTAAAAAGAAGAAGTAATGGCTAAAGGTGTAAAGCATTACTTAAAAAATGGAAAGGTCTGGTCAGGTAACTTTCACAAGATGCCTAACGGAATGTTGCATACAAACAAGTCCCATACAGCAACAAGCAAGCCTTTATATCATTATGGTGATCTTTCAGCTACCGCTAAAAAGAAAGCTAAAGGATAGCAATGAATTACTTAGAGTTAGTTAATAATGTACTGGTAAGACTTAGAGAAGATGAGGTAACTGCTCCAACAGATACTGTCTACTCTAAGTTAATCAGTACCTTTGTCAATGACGCTAAAAGAATTGTAGAAGATTCTTTTCAGTGGAACGTGTTGACTGAGACACTTACAGTCACTACATCTGCTGATCTTTTTAACTACGTCCTCACAGGATCTGGTCAACGATTTAGGGTTATGGATGTTATTCACTCTGAGGAAGATTATTATTTGTCTCCTAAGAACTCTAGTCAGATGAACAGTTTGTTGCTTAACGAAACCCCACAAAAAGGACAGCCAGCTTTTTACAACTTTAACGGTGTAGATGCTAACGGAGATACGCAGGTCGATCTATATCCTATTCCTGATGGAATACAAAACATTTACTTTAACTTATACAAACCTCAGCCACAGCTAACCGATGCTTCAACAAGGTTGTTAGTTCCTACTGAACCTGTTATTAAGTATGCTTACGCACAGGCTGTAGCAGAGCGCGGTGAAGACGGTGGTTTAGCTGCACAGGAAGCAACAGCATTAGCTGACTTATCACTAGCAGATCACATCGCTATGGCAGAAAGCAGACAAAACGATCAATACGTCTGGGCAGCAGTTTAATGGCTGGTAGACTACAGTCATCAACCATATCAGCACCAGGCTTTCTTGGTATTAACACACAGGAAAGCAGTGTTGATCTTGCGTCAGGCTATGCACTAGAAGCATACAACTGTGTCATAGATAAGTTTGGTCGTATCGGTGCTAGGCGTGGGTGGAGTAAAGTAAACACATCGTTAAACTCTGATCTAGCGTCTAACAGTGTTGACTTTATTTATAACCTACCTAACCCTGACGTTACTTTTGTTGGTGGTAATAACAAGTTATTTACTAGAGCAAGCGGTGCTTCTACATTAGTCACAGCAGTTAACACTACAGTAGCTAATGCAGCAGGAACAGGTACAACAGCTTACAGCATCACAGCTAACGAATGGATGGGTGCTAGTATTGTATTCGGTGAGGGACCAACAGCTAGTCCTTATGCTTACTTTGCACAGACTGGTCATCTGCCTTTAGTCTATCATAAACTAGGAGCTAGTCATGCACACACAGGTGCTTACGGTTTTAACTTACTCAGTGATGCTGGGTCAGTACCTACCACATATAGTTCTGCTTCTGACTTTAAGCCTAATGTAGTTATAGGTGCTTATGGTAGAACATGGTGGGCAGACATTGCTAACGATAAACAAACAGTTTACTTTAGTGCTTTACTAGATGGCACTAACTTATCTTCTGGTGACTCAGGTTTCTTGTCATTGATTGATGTGTTTCCTAACGGTGACGAGGTAGTAGGACTAGCAGCACACAACGGTTTCTTAATTATCTTTGGTAAAAGAAACATTGCTGTCTATGCAAATCCTATTGACGTAACTCAGTTGACATTAGCTGATTTAATTGCTGACATTGGTTGCATAGCTAGAGACAGTATTGCTAACACAGGTACTGATGTTATGTTCTTATCTGAGACAGGTGTTAGAAGCATTGCACGAGTCATTCAAGAAAAGTCAGCACCTATTAACGACATCTCGTTTAACGTAAGAGATGAGCTAGTAGCCTTTGCAGAATCAGAGACTAACAAAGAAAAGATTAAAGGTGTTTACTATCCTAAAGATGCTTTCTATTTATTAACATTACCTACGTCTAAGTATGTTTACTGTTTTGATCTACGAGCTAGATTACAGAATGGCGCAGCCAGGGTTACTATCTGGGATAGTCTTGAACCTACGGCATTACACGTTACTTATACAGGCGATCTTTTCGTAGGACAAAAAGGTTACTTAGCTAAATACTTTGGGTTCTTAGATGACACAGCAAAGTACAGACTACGTTACTACACTAACTACTTTGACTTAGGTAGTCCTACAACACTGAAGTTTTTAAAGAAAGGTAACTTTGTAGTTGTTGGTGGTGTAGGTCAAGACGTAGCGTTGAAGTATGGTTTTGATTATGTTAACTCATATCGGTCTATAACTAAAAAGCTACGAGCAGGTAACGTTTACGAATACAACATTGGTGAGTACGCTATTGCAGAATACTCTAGTGGTCTAGTGCTTGAAGAAGTCAACAGTAACTTAGGTGGCTCAGGTTCTATTATGCAGCTAGGTTTTGAGGCAGATATTAACGCTGCACCTTTGTCGATACAAAAGATAGATATTTATGTTAAAGCAGGTAAAACAATTTAAGGATAGGTATGTCTGATTATACAAAAGCAACTAACTTTGCACAAAAAGACGGACTATCGTCTGGTGATGCACAAAAGATTATTAAAGGCTCAGAGATAGATGCAGAGTACAACGCTATTGCTGCTGCTATTTCATCTAAGGCTGATCTAAATGGTCCTACGTTTACTGGTACACCGTCAGCACCTACAGCATCTTTTGCAACATCAAGCACACAATTAGCTACAACAGCTTTTGTTCAAGCTGGTTTAGCAGCGTCTTATCCTGTTGGTTCTATTTACATGAACGCTACTGTAGCTACTAACCCTGCTACCTTGTTAGGCTTTGGTACTTGGGTAGCTTTTGGAGCAGGTAAAGTACCAGTAGGTTTAAATGCTTCTGACTCAGACTTTGACACCATAGGAGAGACTGGTGGTAGTAAAGATTCAATTATACCTACACACACTCACTTAGCTACTTCTGTAGATTCTGGACATACTCATGGGTATCAAGGTGCTTTGTTTATTGATCCTGGTCAAACAGGTGGTGGATCTGCTCAAGCACCATCATCTAAAACTACTGATTCAGCTACAGCAAACATTACAACAACAATAGCTAGCACTGGTGAATCAGCAACAGGTAAGAATTTACAACCGTACATCGTAGTTTATATGTGGAAGCGTACAGCTTAATGAATAATTCTTTAAACACACATTTTGATAATCTTGGTTTAACGCTAGATTCTAAAGAATGGTTGCTTGATTATTGGGATGTAATA